TAAAAGGATCGGTTAAAGCTTCAGTTGCTCGAATAGGAGTAATATCAAAAACTAATCCTTCTTCATATACGTATAATTTTCGATCAGTGCCAAAGGCATCATATCTTGTACCATCTAAAGCGATCCAAGCATGCTGATCTCGTACCACACCGACAATCGTGGTTTCAACAAACTTGTCCCAACCTTTGATTTTTTGGGGAAGGCCATTAAAAAAGCGTACATTATCCGAGTCAACCCATTGTCCTTGACCCGTGTAATCGGTAACTTCTTTATTAATGCCTGGTTTTATCGTAAAATTAGTTAATGGCATGAAGCCAATATACTATAAAATACGAAAATTAAAAGCTATTGAAATTCTTTCGTGATCTATGCCATTACAAGCACTAACAGAATGGGGCTGTATTCCTTTAAAAAAAATCATTTGTTTTTCTTTTGGATAATAATGGCAAATACTATTATTTATAGAAGGAACAAGATTGTGAAAATTTAAAGTTGCTTTTTTACAACAAACTTTGTGATAATACACTGCTGACCAACCACTCAAGTTATGATCATGTACTTCATTAAAGTGTTCTCCCTTATTTATATTTACCCAAAAGTTTTCTAATTGTACTTTTTGATCAATTGAAGCTAAACTATTGATACTAAATGCTATAAGTTCATAAAAACCAAAGGTAATATCATTGCTTTGATATCCACCTCGGTTACTTATTACTCTTCCTTTATCAAAAGTAATAAGATGTTTTATATGTGCATCTATTTGATTTATATCTCCAGTATAATCATTAATAAAAAAGGAATCTTTATGAATAACCTGCTCGATCATTTTTTCTGAAATAAAGAACCAACATGACCTTTAAAAGCTCTATTTCCAAAGTGAGTCAAAGGCATGGCTATATCTGCCCATATCTCTCCACCACACTCTAGCCATAATCTTGAAAAGTAGTAATCCTCAGACAAATATCTTTTCTTCCCTGGACTTGTTTCGTAGATACCCGCACAGAATAAGTCATAGCAATTATCAGATTTAAAAGACTTACCATTGATAATTTGATCAGATTCATATTTACGCTCAGGAAACTTTTTCATCATCGTGCGAAAAACTTCTCTTTTAACGAGCATCATCCCTGTCGCTGCTTCTTGTACTTTACAAAAACCATTTTCCATTTTGACATTCATAGGATCATCAAAATTAAGATTATAGCCTAATGATTTAACTTCTAATTCTTCAGGAGTCGCATTAGGATTATCTTTTAATATTTTAGGTATTTTTTCAAAATGAACGTGTTTTCTTGGGTAAATCCCACAAACCACATCTTTATCAAAACAAAGCATGCGTTGTATATTTTCAGCTTGAAAGCCAATATCGGAATCAATAAACAACAAGTGTGTCGCTACATAATCGGTGGCATCCATCATCATCGAAACAACCGTGTTTCGAGCACGAGTAATTAAACTTTCATTACCCATGGATTGCATTCGCATTCCTACACCTTTGGCCATGGACCATTGTTGTAATTGTAGTAATCCATGCATGGTATTCTCTGTTAACATTCCACCATACATAGGCATTCCTAAGAATATCTTAAAATTCTTGTCTTTCAGTTCTTCTGGTTTAATCATTTTTTCTCCTTATTTTTTCAAAGTTATCTATAACTTCATTAACATCAAATCGCATCACACGAGGAGTGTTACTAATGATATTAGTATTTTTATTGTATGAAAACCTTTCAATGACGTTTTCATCGTTCCACAATACTACACCCTTAGTGTCACAAAACCTGTTAGCAGACATATGATTTAAAGAACTATCTATTCCAACAAAACCTTTTGCATATTTTAGCAAGTGAGCGTAATTCATATAGTCTAATTTTATATCTACTTTAGCTGTATTTTTAAATAAATCTATTGATGAGTAAACATTTAAAACATTAAGTTTTAAATCAAAGTTTAAAACATTTATTATTTCTTGAGCTTCTTTTTTAATTAAAGACCTAGATCCAATAAAATCGGTTTCTGGATACTTTTCATCACTTCCTACAAACTGTACCAAAACAAAATTTTCTAATTTAGATAGAATAGGCTTTATGTCTTCTTCTTCTTTTTCTGTGAAGTATATTTCGTTATATATACTTTGTTTCTCTTCTATATTTAATATTTTTCTATAATTATTTATTAAATGTATTTTATTTAAATAAAAATGTGAATCATACCCCTCAATAAATTGAATATTTTTAAATTTAGATAAAAATTCTATATTATCATTTAACGGAGTAACTATCATATCATAAGAATAATTTACATTAGGGTGATTTTTGAATAACCTTGACCAAGAAGACATAACATTTACTTTATCTAATTTGCTCAAACAACTAGAAAAACAAATATTTTTTCCAATTCCACCATCTAAAATTAATAAATCTTTATTTCCCACTTTGACCAAGTGAATTTCTTTTATCAAACTTAAAATCTTTGTAAGGACCCTCTTGATCTACATAATGCAAAAATACAGTAATGAAATGATCGTGTGTGCAAATTTCTCTCCAATGAATTTTATCCATTCCTTTAAAAATTACTGCATTGTTAGAAACCATAAAAAACTTATGATCAATTCTATATCTTTTATGTTCGCCTTTATCGTTGTAATATTTGTAATCTGAAGTCTCATCATCCTCTCCAATAAATATTTCATAAGGTTGATCAACAGGATCTGCCCCTAAACAAAGAGCCACAGTGTATTCACAAGACTCTCTATCAGTGTGAATTTTCAAATCAGAACCTTTATCGTAAATTCTAAAATAAGAATATGTTGGCCACAATTTTTTCCCAACATTTTGTTCAACAACAGGAGTGCTCATATCCATCAATGTTTCCATTAAATAATCACCATGCTCGCCTACTAAAGAACTTGTTTGCTCGTCAAACTTAAATTGCTTTTTATTAGAAAATTTAATTATAGAATATGAATAAGCCAAAGTTAAAATCTGTTTTGGTAAAAATTCTTTTATAAAAATAGGTTCCACTATATTACCCACCCTATTAAAGCATATCGTGTTCCTTTAGTTATTTTATTCACTTGATGAGGGAACATAAAATTTGAAGGAAAAATAACTGCATCACCTACATTTTGAGGAACTGTGTAATATCCTCCTGGAATATCAAAAACAAATTCTCCTCCTTCGTACTTATTATTTAAGCAAATAGAAATAGATAGATGTCTATTTGAAACTTTACTACCAAAATCTTCATGAAAGCTGTAACCTGCTTTATACTCATTAGCATCATATCTAAGAATGTCTAATTGAGATATTCTATCAATATATATTTTGTGTTTCTTTTTGTAGTGATCTACACACTGAAATATTTTTTCTTTAACAACGTTTGCACATATTGTTTGTCCAAAAGATTTAGTTTCTAACAAAGATCGAGTTAAACAATTCCTTACGTTCTTGTCCGTACCCTGAACAGTTGCAGCATCATCATAGTCACTATCAAAATATGAAATAATTTTATTACAAACAACTTGAGGAATTATTTTTTTGACTTCTAAAATATATTCTTTCATTTTTTATTTATACACAATTACTTAATAAGTAATACTATGTGCAGAAAGATAATTATTTCTTTCTGTATCTGCTACGCTAGTAGCTTGAGCAGTGTTCGCAACAAATGTTTCTGTGTTAGCATCTGGATTAGCTGTTCGCCACTCAGTAGCTTGCTCCCTAACGTTTGCGTCATAAGCTATTTGCCAAGAATCTTGAGCCTCACATCTTATAACCACATTCGTCGCCCACTGAGGAAAAGATGATATAGATTCGTTTTCTCTGTTATCTGTGTATTCTAACTCACCTGTATTTGTAGTAGCGTTCCACTGTAATGCATGAACATTAGCGTTAATTTCAGTATGAGAGCGAATGTTAAAGTAAGATTTATTATCAATAATAATATCAGACTCAGTATTTCCTGTGCCTAATCTTGGACCATCATTTTGATTATTTGAATTTGTATGAGCATCAAAAATTATGGTTATTCTTTGATTTGCAGTTGTATTATTTACTGTTGTTGCCATCTTTTTTTCCTTTCTTTGTTTTTATCTTATTATTACTTAATTGTCTAATAGTTTCATCTTCTAAATCTTGATTGTTTTCTTCAATCGCTTTTTGATGATTACCTATTTTACCAAATAAACTACTGATAGTTTTCATCTCATTTCTTGTTTTTGGATTAGCAGCTAGAATATTATTCATCACATTTTGCCCTTTAACCATCTCATTTCTAAATGACTCAGTAGCTGCTTGAACTCCATTTAGTTTTGAAGAGTTTTCAACTAAAAGCAAAGGTAGCCAAGCAATAGAACACCCCCACTCTTGAACATCTAATCCTGTTTGAGGATGTTTTCCTTGAAGCATGTTATACCAAATACACTGATGTTTGATGCATTTTTTTTGTAATAAAGGACATTTACCGTCTGGGTCAAAGATAGGCATTAATCTTTTGCAGCGACAATAACGTTTGCGTATTTCACGTCTGCTGCGGGAATAGTTACATCCGCAGTTGTACTTGATAAAGAACCACTGAAGGGGTGAGAGTGACTACCACCTCCACCACTCGGATTTACACTTCCAGGCCACATTGGTGGGCCCACGCCTGTATTGTTAGTTAATTGTCGAACATAACGAACACCAGGTGGAGGCTCTTGTGGAGTTTGAGGACCAATTATTGTATGACTGTGAGAAGCTATTTCTGGAGTGGAAAGTGTGTGTCCTCCAACTGTACCACTTACAGAACCTGAAACAGGTTGTCCGGGAGCAGATTTATCAGTCGTTGCTAAGAATGATGAGAAGTAAGATGTCGAACCACCTGTACCTCCACCAGTTCCTGTCACGACTGACATTACTGTATTAGATAAAGCGGATGCTGTATCTTGTGTCCATCCTGTTGGAGCAGATGCTTGATAGAAAACCATTTTTGTTCCTGATTCAAAACCAATCCCTGTTGCCGTACCTGTTACGGTTAGATTGCCTGTAATTGTTGTTGAAGTTAAATTTGCCATGTTATTTACTTACTCCTTTTTAACATTTCTATTTCTTTTTTCAATTCTTTAATAGCTTCTAAAAGATAGGCTGTCATCTTGGTATATTTTACAGCTTCAGGCTTACCATTTTTTAATTGAACTAATTCAGGGACATATTTATAGACTTCTTCTGCTATAAATCCTGTTTCATCTTTTTGAGAACCATCAATTTTGTCATATTTTACAGCGTTAATAGAATAGATGCCATTTAAGTTTTCTAAAGGTCGAATGTTTTCTTTTAAGGCAATGCTTGACTCTTCCGTAATTGTGCCACCAATCGTGACATCTCCCGATAAACGAGATAGAGAATTTTTTACATTATAGTTAGCAGAACCATCACAATATAAATAAGCGTATTCTCCTTGTGTTACTGCAATACCGTTGGCAGCATGCCCTGTCGCCGCAATAGTAACGGAAAAAGATCCTGAGGTATTATTATAAACTATATAATTATTTTCTACCGCAGGAATAAAAACATGAATGTTTGCAGTTAGTGTTCCATTTAAATCTAAAACTTTATTAGAAGATTCAGCAGTGGGATCGGCATTGTTGGTTGTTAAAGTAACATTAGAAGATCCTGCAACAGACTTTGATAAAAATCCTGCTGTAAAAGCATCCACTGTTTGTAAATTGGTGTTAGTGTTATTGCCCCAGGTGTTTGCATTAGCACCTGTTTCCATTAACTCTAATTTTAAACTTGATGAATATGTACTAGCCATTTAATTTTTCCTTTAACAATTGTATTTCTTTATTTTGTTTTTTCAAGGCTTCTAAAAGATACATCGTCATTTTTGTATATTTCACTGCATCAGGTTTACCGTCTTTGCATTCGACTAGATCAGGTAAAACTTCATATAGTTCTTCCGCAATCACACCCACTTCATCTTTCGAAGAACCATCTTTTCTGTCATACTTCACGGCATTGACATTGTAGATTGCTTCATTGAACTCGAGTGGTTGTACGTTTTCTTTGTACGCTAAACTTGAAGATTCGACCACGGTTCCCGTTACAGAAATACCTGTGGCTGTGGTAGCAAACTTTTGTGAATTATCATAATAAAGTTTTACGTCTGAATCATCATTAAAGATAGCAAAAGTCTCACTCATTGCTTCATCACCAATTTGAATACTATTGGTTGATTGTAGTCTTAAATTTCCTGCTCCATTATCTTTTATAATTGAATTGGAGCCATTGTGATAAATCTGTAAGTCATTAGATGCACCAAATCTTAAATAATCGTTATCACCTAAAGATACATTAGCAGTGAATGTTACATCACCATTATCTTTATCAATACTTAGTCCTTCATTACCACCTGCTTTTAAAACTAAATCAACGGCAGAAGTGTCAATAGCATAACAACCAATTTTAGTGTGACCACTTTCAGCATTATTGGTTATTTTTAAAGGAAATGTAGTTGTTAAATTATCATTAGCTTTCACTTGTAAAGTTGAGCCATCATAAGTTAGATCAGATTCGCCGTTAAGAGTATTGGCTGTTCCACTACCTGTAATAACTCTATTGTCAGCGTTATTATTTATTGTAGTTCCTGTAATTGTTGTAAAGGATAAAGCACCAGAACCGTTTGTTGTTAAAGCCTGTCCCGTTGTACCATCCGAAGTAGGAAGAGTATAAGCACTGTTAACATTAGTTGTTCCTGTTAATTTAATCGTATCAGCTTCAACATTAATCGAACCACCAACGTCTGCATCTTTAATAACAGATACGCCATTGGCATGATCGTGATAAATTTGATACTCGCCTGTTGGGCCCATTAAGATGTGATCTAAATCTCCTAAGGCAACATTGGCTGTAAAAGTAGCACCGCCTGTGACTGCTAAAGTCGATCCATCAAAAGTTAAATTTGTTTCGGCATTCATCGCATCCGTGCCTGTTGCAGTCACGATTCGATTGTTAGCACCATTGGTCATAAAATCAGATACATCGACAGCAACAGCGTCTGCGGTTACATCAATACCTGTACCTTCTCCCACATTGAGAGTCACCGCACCTGTG